CACGGGTGCACATGGTTACTAAGATAGATCCGGCCGCCTAAACGGTACGGGGCAAGCATAAGCCATACCTGCATCCCGCAGTTTGTACGGTTCCAAAACTCTGCGGCCGCAGAATTGCCGGACTTTGGCAGATCAAAAGATGTGCTCACACTTCCCTGACTTGCGCTCGCTACACGGCCCACCTGGTCAACTGGTAATGATGCCATATAGAGCAGGTGGCAGGTGGCGCGATCTAGTAGGTATTTTCTGAAATAATTACGCGGCGGGTCATATGGGTATATGCTCGCGTTGTCATTGTGAAAATAGGTCTCGGCACTGGTAAAGGCCGTTGTGATCATTGCATCCGGATATTTTGTTTCATCCTCAAACGCCGGGTATTCAGATCTGAAAACTCCGACGGAAAAATCATAAACGGCCATATAGCACCTCTTTGTAATTACATTGTCAATACATGCTTATTTTTTCTTTACTTCTTCAACTTTGAGCAGTGTCGGATCTAAAGGCTCCAGGCCGTGCTTTTGCGCCTTAACGTCGCGGCTGTTGTGAATTGCCTTAGGATCGTCAATAAGCATAATGCATGGCGGCATACCGTTATACGAATTGAAGGCACGCTCTTTGCCGTGCATACGGATGATGTTTTCCCAGTCCTCTTTTTCGATTTTAACGGCTACGGACTGACCAACGCCCAGGAGGATCCCCTCACCGTCGTTAATGCCTGGAAAAATTACGGTCTTTGTGCCGCCGCCCTTTACCGGTACATCGTCAAACATGATCCCGTGCGGCAGATGTACGGCCACGGTTACCTGAGTGCTGGAGTTCTGCGGGATAATTTTCACTTCATCGGTGCTCTTCTCAACTACCTGCAGTTTTTCTTTTTTTGGTGTTGCCATAAATTGGTCTCCTGAATTATTAGCTAGTTACAAACGGGGCCCTTGCGGACCCCTAAAGGATAAACACAGAAAATAAATTTTAGATTCCGGTCATGGTCTGAATGAGTGACGGTCTCTTAATGATTGCGCCCCAGGTGCCGCCCACAGCTTTCTGCTTGAAGGCGGACATCTCAGGAACCACGCGGCCCAGTCTCATTTTTTCACTGTATGCCAGCTCTGCGGTCTGTGATGCAAACAGTTCAGGCACGATCATATACATCATTTCACCGGCGCCGGTGCTCAATTCAGGCAGCTGAACGATAATGATGTTAGGGAAGTTATCCTTTAACATCTTTGCAGCGCTCAAGCCGTAAGTATTGAGAGCGTTAAGATATGAGGCTCTTGCGTTAGATACTGCGAGCACGATCGGGCTGTCAGCGTCGATATTACCGCCGTTGTTAGCACATAATGTGTTCCACAGTTTCAAAACGTCGTTATATACGTGATTTGATGCGTTTGCGGCATCGTGTCCGGCCTTATCAGCCCAGGTGCTATAAGTGCTACCACCGATTGTGATAGAGTTCGGGGATGCACTAACAGGCAGGTTAGGGTCATTCAGTAAGCCGTATGTTTTCTTGCCGGCAACGCCGTACAGATAAAACTTATTGTGCGCCTTTGCGAGAATTGTAGCAGCGGCCTTTTGCTTTTCGGATGCAAGGCTCAGGCGCTGTCTTGCAACGGTAGCCTCTTCTAAATCGCCGTAACGGATCACGGTCTGGAAAACAAAGTTTTCACGTTCCGGAGATTCAATATTCACATCACTTGCGATGTTTTCGCCGTGATCTGAATAAGGTGTTACGGATCCGCTGTATTCAGTAACATTAAAACGCATGTACTTGTCGGACCAGTCGCCCTTTTTAACTTCGGGTGCCAGGCGTCCAGCGTTCATAGCGGAGAACAGGATCTCTGTTACTGTAGGATCAATGTATGTTACAAGCGCGCTAGGAATACCAACGTTTGCAGCTGTAGTCAGTGCAGCATCCTGAGCAAGCATCTTAGCTGTTTTCTCATAGTCTACGCGGATCTTGCCGTCAACTTCGTCATATGCCATAAAACCCTGTGCATATGGGGAGGAAATTCCGCGGGCTTTTGATTTTTCAAATAAATTCATTTTAGCCTTCTCCTATTAACCGTGGTTAGAAATAACGATCAGATCGCCGGTGGTACCGCCTTCGGTAACGGTCCAGCCGGTAGCGATTTCACCGGTGCCCGGTGTGCCGTAAGTCATTGCACCGGTGGTGGTATTCACATTTACGGACTGACCTGCGGTTGCAGCTCCGGTAGCGGTTACGAAAAAATCTCCGCGGATTGCAACGGTTACCAGTTCGCCGCGCTCATAGGTCAGCTGGCCGTCTGAGGTATCAGGCAGCACGCCGGTAATGAGTCTAACAGCCAGGCCAACCGGAGCGGTAGAGTCTGCACCGGTACCGGTTGCAACCTTACCTACGCCGATAGCGCCGCCGGATACCGGGTTAACGGTTGCGGTGCCGTTCCATACGAACTGACCGGCGGCTGCGGTACCGTCTGACAAATAGTTCTGTACTGTGATCACTTCGCCCAGGAAGGCGGCCTGGGAGCCAGGAACGCCGATCGCTGGATCAATGTTAACAACTTTCTGTAAAGCCATTTTCAATTTCTCCTATAGGTTTTTAGTCAATTCTAACGCGGTCGAGAACCGAGCCAAGAATAGTTTGTTTTGCAGGTGCGGCCGGCTTTGAGTCGGTTGCAAGCTGCTTTTTGTGAAAATTATAAGCCATAAAGGCATCGCGGGCGGTTAATCTGTTGCAGTTAATGCCTAGCTGTTTGCAGGCGTCAAGATATACCTCTTCGGCGGCGTCGTACGCAGTGGCCTTAATCTTACCGAGTACGCCTTTTACATCTTCGGCGGCCTCCGCGATTGCGTTCATACGCTCTTTAACCTCTGCGGTGATCATGTCGTAAGCGTCCAGGGCGTCACAATAGCCGTTAACACTGTCGTGAGCCATTGCCTTGCCTGACTGATCGCCGTATTTAATACCGGCAATAAACGCATTTTTAACCACATCATCCTCATTTTCAAGGCCGCAGACCTTAATTGCATCCTGGATCATTTTATCCATGCGGGCGTCGGTATCTTTCACCTTTTCGGTTTCAGTTTCCACTTCGGCGGTTTCGTCGAGATCTCCGTCCTCAGCCTTTACCTTTTCGGTGGTTTCAGCCTCGGCCTCGGTTTCGTCGTCCTCTTCGGTTTCGTCGTCGTCGTCGTCTTCGTCATTTTCACCCTCTGCAGATTCCACGCCGTCAACCAGCTCCGGCTTTTCTGTTTTTTCGGTTTCCTCGGTTTCCGCTTCTGCGGTTTCCTCGGTTTCCTCTTCGTCTTTCAGTTCTTCCGGCTTTTCGTCCTTGCAGGCGTCGCCTTTGAACTTTTCACCCAGAGCCATGATCGAATCGCGAATCTCCTTTTTCTCATCCTCGGTCACGCGATCGCCCAGCTTGCCTATAATACCGTCCACAGCACCGTCAAGCGTATCTTCGCTTTTTTTCTGCAGGGCTAAAAGTGCCTGCAGTGCCGCGGTGGCGTTTTTCAAGATCTCTTTTTCATCCATGTTTTGTACCTCAGCTTTGGTTATTGGTTTTGAATCGTAAACCAGTACATCTTTTCCCGCGCGGCCCTCTTCAACCAGCGCAATGTGATTGGCGCGGATATTACGCATTATAAAATCATAAGGCTTGCCGTCAAAAGTGCCTTTCTTAAATTCAGGCTTGTACTGATATGCCAGGGATAACTCCCGCATAAAACCGTTATTGATTACACTCTTAGCCTTGTCGTCGTATATGGTCATAGAGTTAAACAGATAAGGGCGTTTCCACTCTGCATCGGTGCCGGCGGCTCCGACGCGGGTTTCTTTTGCCGGAGCGTCTGCAAAGTCAGGATGGTGGCGGAACTGTACAGGGATGCCGTTCAGGCTTTCCACGGTTTCCGGTTTGCTCAGTTCCTCCGCAGATCTGTACCCGTAATAGGTTTTATCGGCCTGGAGGCCCGCAGCCTCCCAGCCTGGGATCTCACGCCCATAATAAGGCGCAACCTGCTCTTTGGTGAAAGGCGAGTATTTGATGTGCATAAAACCGTTAGAATCGATAGATCTAACACTTTTAGCGTCAAATGCCATTGTATCAACGATCATTTTTTCTTTTTTCTCCCGGTTTTCTTCGGTTTAATTGTTTGCGGCGTAAATTCCTTTTCAATCTGCGCCATGTCAAAATCTAGCTGCATCTGTACGCCGTGCGGAGTCGCCTTTTTATGTCTTGTATAAGTGCGTTTTTTCTTAACGGTCCGCTTTCTCGGCTTTGTTTCAAATTCCAGTTCCAGCTGGCCTTTTTTCTCTGGTGCCTCTGTGATGTATGTCCGCATCGCCTTAAGCGGCGGCGGCGTCACATTCGCGATCAGTTCCGGCATTTTTGCCCGGTAAATGCACCTGCAAAATGGCAACTCACCGCATTGGATGTTTTTCTCAACCTCCGGATCGTATATTCCGGTCCGCAGGTCATAAGCCTGGCCGTTTAGCTTTATGTGGGCCTCGCGGCTTGTATACTGTCCTGGTACGTGGATCCACACGGCCTCAGTTATCCCCAGCGCCAGGTCATTGCCGCGCTGGATAGCCTGATTGAGCTTGATCGACTGGTCCAGGGCTACACGCTTAGCCCGTGCCGGATCAAAACCCTCAACGCTCCGCAGCAGCCTTTCAATGTCCGTGATAGTCACGCCAGCCCGGAGGCTCTCGGCCATGATGTCCTGGATCTTCTGCAGTTCGCGCGCACCTATTTTGCTTATTAGTTCGGTCTGGTCACGGATAAATCCGGGGATCATTCCGCGGACCTCAGGCGCAACATACTGACCCCAGTCGGTGGGCTCGGTCCAGTGCTCTGCAATAAAGCCTTCGCTCATTC